CCGGCGCAGGCCGAGAAGGCGCTCAAAAAGCGCTTTAGCGAACTGCCCGAAGGCTTGATCAAGTCCGAGTCGTCAGGTACGACTCTCGCCCCGGTCGAAGACGACCGGCCAGCGGTGCAGTCGTTCGTCGGGCTGTCAAAAGCCCTTAGTAAACTGTGAAGGAAAATCATGTCCAATATCGTCAAGTTCTCCGGTGCTAACCTGCCGGCTGTTTCTTCCCTCTCCACCGCGCTTCGCACCATCGCCAACGATGTCAGCGTCTCGTCGTCGGCCATCATCAAGATGGACCGCACGGGGCATTGGGTCTTCGGCGCTGATCAGACCGAGGCCGAGGACGACGCCCGCTGGGCGGTCAACCCCTTCTCTTTCGTTCACGGCTTCATTGCTTGGGGCGACGGCGAAGTGCTGGCCGAAAAGCTCGGGCCTGTCACCGAGCCGCTGCCTGAACTCGAAGCCGCGCCTCCTGGCGCGAAGAAGGGTTGGGAGCCGCAGACAGGCTTGTCTCTGAAGTGCATCAGCGGCGGCGACGCTGGTCTGGAAGCGCGATTTACCACGACTTCGGTCGGCGGTCGTCGTGCTGTGCAGACTCTGGCCGTTGCCATCGCGCAGCAAGTGGAGAAGGACCAATCCAAGCCGGTGCCTATCGTGCGCCTGAGCAAGGATCACTACTCGCACAAGAGCTATGGTCGTATCTATACGCCCGTGTTCGAAGTGGTGGAGTGGGTTGGTATGGATGGTGAAGGCGCTACTGAGGAGGCCGATGAGGCTCCCGCTGCTGGCCGTCGTCGTCGTTCTGCCTAAGTGAGAGAAAGGAGGGGGCTTTGGCCCCCGCCTTTTTTATGCGAGTTCTTGTAGCTTGTGAATATTCTGGTGTCGTGCGTGATGCATTCATCCGCGCAGGGCACACGGCGATGAGCTGCGATCTGTTGCCAACAGACGCACCAGGGCCACACTACCAAGGCGATGTGTTCGACATTCTCGGCGATGGCGGCTGGGATTTGATGATCGCGCATCCGCCTTGCACTTACCTATCTGTCAGCGGGATGCATTGGACGACGCGGGGGCTGCGTGACCCGCAGTTGACCGAGGACGCGCTGGAGTTCGTGCAGCGTCTGATGGATGCGCCAGTCGAGCGCATCGCCATCGAGAATCCCGTCAGCATCATCAGCAGCCGCATTCGCAAGCCTGACCAGATCATCCAGCCATGGTGGTTCGGTCACGACGCGAGCAAGAAGACCTGCCTCTGGCTGAAGAACCTGCCGCTGCTCAGGCCGACGGATATGCTGCCGGGCGATGCCAAGACGCGCAGGGCTAACCAGACCGCCAGCGGGCAGAACAAACTGCCGCCTAGCAAGGACCGCTGGAAGATCAGGTCGGCTACTTACAAGGGCATCGCTGACGCGATGGCGCGGCAATGGGGGTAACTTTTTATGGAGACTAATATGACCGTAGTTGTTGCGTATGGCGGTGGAACTAACAGCACCGCGCTTCTGGTTGGTATGCACGAAAGACAGCAGCGGCCCGATTTGATTCTGTTTGCGGATGCTTTGACGGCGAAGAATGATCCTCTGGGTTGACTTCGAGACGCGCAGCCGAGTCGATCTCGGCGCTAAGGGCGTCTACAACTACGCGCAGGACATGAGTACCGAGGTGCTGTGTATGTCCTACGCCTTTGACGATGGCGAGGTCGTCACATGGCTACCCGGCCAGCCGTTCCCACCAGAAGTCGCGCAGCACACCGGCCTGATCTACGCGCATAACGCCGCGTTCGAACGCCTGATCTTCTGGTATGTCTTGCAGCAGAACTTCAAACTGGAGCAGTTCTACTGCACCGCAACACAGGCCCGCGCTAACTGCGCGCCTGGTGGTCTGGAGGATGTCGGTCGCTTCGCTGGCGCGAGCATGAAGAAGGACCATCGCGGCAGTCAACTGATCCGGCTGCTGTCAATTCCTCGCGCTGATGGCACCTTCAACGACGACCCCGCGCTCATGGCCGAGATGGTCGCTTACTGTGAGCAGGACGTCCGTGCGATGCGAGCCGTATCCAAGGCCATGCGTCCGCTGTCCGCCGAGGAGCTGGCCGACTACCATGTCTCCGAGCGCATCAACGACCGAGGCGTGCTGGTCGATGTGCCCCTGGCTAAGGCCGCGATGCGCTACGCGCAGGACGAACTCGTCGAGATCGAGGAGCGCGTCGCAGAACTGACCGACGGCGAGATCACCAGCGTACGCTCGCCCAAGATGCGCGAGTGGGTACTGGCGCGCGTCGGCGAGCAGGCCAAGAAGCTGATGTGGGTGGCTGATAAATATTCAATTGACAAGAGTGTGCGGGCGAACCTGCTCGCAATGGAGAATCCCGATGAGATACCGCCCGCTGTTGCCGAGGTCATCCAATGCGCGGACGACCTATGGGCGTCGTCAGTTGCGAAGTTCAGCCGCATGGCAGACCTGGCAGACGACGAGGATCACCGAGTCCGTGGCGCTTTTGTCTTCGCTGGGGGTTCCGCAACAGGTCGTGCATCGAGCTATGGCCTCCAAGTGCATAACTTCACTCGCAAGTGCGCTAAAGAACCTGACGAGGTTCGAAATGCTATGGTCCGAGGCCACAGTATCGTGCCAAAGTACGGACGACGAACCACCGATGTTCTTCGGGGAATGCTCCGGCCCGCACTAACGCCAACGCTAGGCAAGAAGTTCGTCGTGGCCGATTGGTCGGCCATCGAAGGCCGCGTGAACCCCTGGCTGGCCGCGAGCAAGGCAGGCGATGCCAAGCTGGACATCTTCCGCAACAAGCTAGACCCCTACAAGGTCAACGCCGCCGCGACCTACGGCGTCCAATATATGGACGTCACCGACGAGCAGCGCCAGGTCGGCAAGGTGCAGGAGCTTGCGCTCGGCTTCGCTGGCGGTATCGGTGCGTTCGCCGCGATGGGCCGCGCCTACGGCGTGCATATCGAGGAGGCGCAGGCCAAGCGGATCGTCGAGGCGTGGCGCAGGGCGAACCCGTGGTCAGTTCCGTTCTGGCAAGACCTCGAAGAGGCGTACACCCGAGCGATGCGAAACAAGGGCTACGAGTTCAGCGCGGGGCGTGTGACCTACTGCTTCGACGGATTGCACCTCTGGTATATGCTGCCGTCCGGTCGCGTGCTATGCTACCCCTACGCTCGGCTGGAAAGCGAAGGGGTGACTTATGCCAAAGCATCGTGGAAACCAGCCGCAGACGCCAAAGAGTGGCCCCGCGCGCGTCTTTGGAAAGGCCTGGCCTGCGAGAACATCACGCAAGCCACCGCCAACGACATCCTGCGCGCCGCCTTACGCCAACTTGACAACGTGGTGCTTCATGTCCACGACGAAATCGTGATCGAGACGGATAAACCCGATGATGTCAAGAGCGCTCTCGGCGCTATCATGTCCACCTCGCCCACATGGGCAAGCGATCTTCCTCTGACCGCCGAGGTCAAAATCATGTCCCGCTACGGGAAATAAAAACGCCCGCTGGCAGGCGGGCGTAAAGGATCAACTCATGGCAACTAACTTCATGGATTATATGGTAAGTCTCGCTCCTGAAGGCGAGACTTTTTTAATTGTCAAGCAAAAACCACAGGGCGGCGCTCACGCCGATGGCACGCCCAAATGCACCTGGCCTGCGTTCTGGCCGACCGCCCGTCAGCGTGAGGGCGAATCGTGGTACGGCAACACCGCCAGCTTCATTTTGGATCGAATGGGTGACCGACCAAGCGCCAGCGCCGCGAACTGCGAGTACGTGCTGGGCATGGCGCTGGACGACATTGGAACGAAGAGCAAAACCCCGCCCCTGCCCCCGACCTGGATCATGGAGACGAGTCCGGGCAACTATCAATGGTGGTACACCTTTAGCGACCAGCCGACGAAGGGCGACTTCAGCGCCGCCATCATCGCCATTGCCGCTGCCGGATACACCGATGCTGGGGCCGTGAACCCGGTTCGGAATTTTCGCTTGCCCGGTAGCGTCAATCTCAAACCTGGCCGCGATAACTTCGCCTCTCGTTTGGTCGAGTTTCACCCCGAACGCGAATACACCCTGCCGGAGATTTGCGCCGCCTTGAATGTCGTGCCTGGTGAGGCCAGCGAAGCGTTTAGGCCGATCAAACTGGGCGACGATGGGAATGACGATGTACTGGCGTGGCTGTCCGATCAGGGCGTGCTGCTACGCAAACCCAATCCCGAGGGCTGGGCTGGGGTCGTCTGCCCTAACTCAGCCGCACATACCGATGGCAACCCAGAAGGCCGCTACAACCCCGCCATGCGCGCGTACTGCTGCCTGCACTCGCATTGCACCGAGTTTGACTCGGGCACGTTCCTAAACTGGGTCGCAGACCAAGGCGGCCCCCGTCATGCGCCAGGCTTACGCGATGAGCTACTGGTTTCGGCGATGCACGGCGCAATGGCAAAACTCACGCCCACACCTGAGTTCCCCGACGAGGCCGCGCGGGTTGTCGCCGAGGCCGAGCGTAAGGAGCTGGGTCGCCTGGCCCGTGCCGATTGGTACGAGCGCTTTTGCTACATCCAAGACTCGGACAATTACTTCGACCTGCAAGACCGCCGCGAGCTATCGCGCTCGACTTTTAACGCGCTGTTTCGGCATATCGAGTGCCGGTCTAAGCATGGCAAACACCCTAAGATCGAGGCCAGCGTCTGCTTTGACGAGAACCGGCAGGAGATGGGCGCTCGCGTCCTCGTCGGCGTGACCTACGCTGCCGGCGAGGATGTGCTGATGCTGCGCGACGGTGACCTCTACGGGAACCGCTGGCGGGACGCGCGCCCTGGTGCGGGTGCGGCTGGGGACATCACCCCGTGGCTGCGCCATTGTGAGGCGCTCATCCCCGAGGCGAGCGAGCGCGAACACGTCTGGGATGTGATGGCCTTCAAACTCCAGCATCCCGAGGTCAAGATTAACCACGCTATCATTCATGCTGGCGACCAAGGGTGCGGTAAGGACACGCTGTGGGCACCGTTCATCTGGGCCGTTTGCGGGCCGCACCTCAAGAATCGCGGTCTGCTTGACAACGATACGCTCGGCAGTCAATGGGGCTATCAACTCGAATCCGAAGTCCTGATCCTTAACGAGCTAAAGGAACCCGAGGCCAAGGACCGCCGCGCCCTGGCGAACAAACTCAAACCCATCATCGCCGCGCCGCCGGAGATGCTCACGATCAACAGGAAGGGGCTGCATCCGTACCAGATGCTTAACCGGATGTTTGTCCTCGCGTTCTCGAACGACGCGGTGCCGATCAGCTTGGACTCGCAGGACCGCCGCTGGTTCTGCATCTGGTCAACTGCGCCGCGTATGGCGCCCGAGGCCGCGCGCCGAATGTGGGATTGGTACAAGTCGGGCGGGTACGGAGCGATTGCGGCCTGGCTTGCTGCGCGGGATGTGAGCGCATTTAACCCGTCCGCCACGCCAGCCTGGACGGAATTTAAAGCCAACTTGGTCGAGCATGGAATGAGCATGGCCGAGTCCTACCTCGTCGAAATGATGCGCTCGCGTGGCGGCGAGTTCGCTCGTGGCGTGGTCGGGTCACCCTTCCACAGCTTGTGTGATCGGGTCGCGCAGGCTGTGCCGGCTGGCGTTAAAGTCCCGCAGGCCGCGCTCCTGCACGCGCTCAAGGAGGCGGGTTGGATTGACTTGGGCCGCGTCGCCAGTACGGACTACGCGACCAAAAAGAATATTTGGGTGCATCCCGACCTCAAGGTCAGCAAGTCCGAAGCGCGGCGACTGGTCGAAGAGACACCCCAGCCGCTGATGGTCAGGGTGAAATGAAAAACGGGCCGTGAGGCCCGTTCTTATTTGCGCCCAATGATGATTCGAATCAGTAGCGCTAGTCCGGCATACAGCATTGCGCCTCTTCCTCGATATAGGCGATTACATTCGGGTCCATCACTCCGAGAATCTCGGCGCCGTGAACCCTGGCCGATATCAAGAGGGAGCCACCCCGAAACCCGACGTCGTAATCCGGTTCCTGATACTCTAGCTCGCACTCAATAGCGACGTCGTCGTGCGTTTTATATGTGTAGCTGTAAATGGTCATTGCGTAGCTTCTTTCGCTTGGGGATCGTATAGCCCATGCGCCGGATCGGCGCACGCTTGGCGCGCGGCCTCCAGGGCCGCTGCTTCCGATTCGAACAGAATCGGCCGGCCGTGAGCGTAGCAGCGTGTCCAAAGATAGTCGGGCTTACCATCTATGTTCTTACGCGTAGCGTGCGCGGTCCAAACAATCGGCTCTACCGTCACTTCAGGATAGGACGGGTCCAACATCGGCGCCGGCCGGTCCGCGTGCGAGTAGGTGTATTCGATCACTCCAGCACCCCGCGCAGGTTAGCCACGGCCTGCGTAGCCATATCGTCATCAATCAGAGACGGAAGCGAGTGCAGTAGGGTGTAGGCCGCTGTCTCCAGTCGCTCCAGCTTGTCCAGCGCGTCGGCTAGTGCGTAGTCGCCTGCCATGTAGGCGGCGCGTTCTTGTTCGCTAATTGTGGGGTTCATTCTTCAATCTCCTCTTCTTCGAAGTGTTCGGACAGCTCGTCCCAATTGATCTCGTCAGTACAAAGAAAGTCGCGCAGGAAGTCGGGCATGGCATCGGTGGCCTCTTGCAGGGCGTCCCGGGCCGATTCGACATCGGCGCGGCTTTCAGGGTTAAACCAGACATTGACCAGCCAAGTGGCCCGATTCGTCCAGCCGTTGTAGGTGTTGTCGCTCATGGTTTCAGGCTCCAGAAGAAGTAGGCAAAGGGTGCGCCGATCAGAACGGCACAGAGGAGGGCCGCCAGGATTTCGGCCAGGCCGCCAGGTTTATGGTCGGGTCGCATCACGCCGCCTTGATGTAGCCGTCAGCGTCGATTGCGACGCGGCTGCCGTCGTGGAACTCGTAAACACCGTCGTGGACGAGTTCGAAGCGCTCGCGTTCGCCGTAGAAAAAGTCCTCCGGCGTAGCGTGCAGGTGCCCGTTGATGTACTTGTCAGCGATGGTGCCGAGTCGCAATTCGGGGCCGCTGACATAGATCAGCGAACCATCGAAAAACTCGTGGATCGTCGCTTCTCCGTCCCAGTCTTGAGTGAGCGAACACGATTGACGCTCGACGAGTCGCTCGGCCTCTTCTTTGGCACCGGAGTGCCAGAGGGTGATGATGTTTTGTGCGTTCGACATGGTTTGATCCTTAGATGATGAACTCGGGTTTACCCTATAAATCCTGGCTGACTAGCACATATGTCCAGCCGGCGAGTTTGGCCCAATATTCGCCGTAGACAATTGCATCGGAGCGACTGGCGCAGAGTCGGGACTCGGCATAAGAGCCATCTGCGCGGGAAAGAATGATGCGGGTCATGTTGCCTCCGTAAGGTCGATAAATGGGCAACCTTCATGCTCGTAAGAGTGGAAGTGCTCCATGGACTTGTACAACACGACGGACTCGCCATCAACGCCGAGAACGCGTCCGTCCTTGAGGATGACAAAGTCCAGCATCATCCCGCCGCCTTGGTTCTCGGTTTCGATATGGTCAATGAAACAGTGGTCCATGTTGTTTGCTCCTTAGGCTTGGTTGTGGAAAAAGACGATCTCGACGAGGTGGCACTCGCCGTCGCCGCCGCTAACTTCGCAAGTAGCGAATCCGACGGACTCTTGCACGCTGAAGTGTCCGAATGTGTAGCCATCGGGAACACCCTCAGTCGCCACGGATTCGGCGAACTCGTCGAACTCGCTGATCTCGGCATCCGTCAGTCCAGATGCGTCGCCGTTGACGATGTAGGGCAAGAGGTGGTCGCCGAGGGTGACCTCGTATGTGCGGATGCGTTCGGATGTGGCGCTCATGGTGTGTGCTCCGTTGCGTTGGTAAGGTTAGGCAAAGAATTCAAATTCGCGGTGCTCTTCTACGCACTCACAAGCGGCTAAAGCCCAATCCATCTGAATTGACCAAAAATCTAAGCGATTCATGCTGTAGCTCCTTTTGCGTTGTCGACCCGTAGACTGTAAAGGATTTCTTGTCATATTTTCTAGGGGTTTTCCCTGGTTCTGGGTCATGTCTGGGTCATAGATAGGTCATGTTTTTTGGCGCAATGACCCAGAGAAAAGGCGTTGCGGATCAAGGACTTAGAGGTGTTCTGGGTCATCTGGGTCATCTATTTACTATAGATAGAAGAAATAAAATATAGGTGTATAGCTTCCATGACCCACCGCGTCTCCAATGTGGGGTTCAGCGACTAAAATGTGGTGACCCAGATGACCCAGATGACCCAGAACTATGGCCCGACCCTGCAAGCTAGATACAGTCCAGTTCCGGCGCAAGCTGACGCCAGCGCAACGCACCATCATTCTGTCGGCTGGCGCAGGCGATATGACGCGTGGATTCCATGAGCTGTTAGCGGTCTACAGCCGCATTCACGCAATCGGCTACAAGCCCGGAATGCCCCTTGAATCAATCGACTTAGTAACCATCGGGTCAGTAAAGTAGCGACGCATCAGGTACCGCCGAAATGCACCTTCTGCCCCACTCGCTCCGCGCTTTGATCTGTCCCCAATTTCCACGCGGTTTGTTGCACCGCACCATAAGCGCCCAGGTTTTGTGTTAGTGCTCACTTCGGCCAGGCTTATGAGTGGGCGCTCACTTCGGCCAGGCTTGTGAGTGAGTGCTCGCTGACATGGGGGGGGAGGGGTCTGGCTGGTGTCTGAAAATTGCGGGTGCCCCCTACCCTCTGAAAAAGTGAAAACGGCAAAATAGCCCTTTAGCTCTTGGGCCAATTGAAAAACCATCCTAGAATGACCCACATGACCTACAAACCGCCGGCGGTCCTGCCGAAAACGGAATACCAGCGCGTCAAAGAACTCAAGCGGATGCTTATTGAGGGCAAAGGCGAACGTGTTGTGCAAAAGGTGATCGACATCGCTCTGGATGATGGCCATCCGAGTCAGATGGCGGCGCTCAAGATGTGCATGGACCGAGCGCTACCGATGAGCGTCTTTGAGAAGACCTCCGCGCAAAGGAGCGCGGTCACGATCAACATCACGGGGCTGGGCCAGGCGCCGGCGCCAGAGATCATCGAGGCAGAAGATGAGTGATCTGAACTTCTCCCTACTGCCCTGGCAGCAAGAGGTCTACGCCGACCCGACGCGCTTCAAGGTGATCGCTGCCGGACGGCGCTGCGGCAAGTCTAGATTAGCAGCCACCACATTGATCATTGAGGGGCTGCGCTGTCCGCAAGGCTCGGCGGTGCTGTATGTATCACCAACGATGGGGCAGTCCCGGCAGATCATCTGGGACTTGCTGCTGGACTTAGGGCGGGAGGTGATTCAGTCGAGCCATGTGAACAACCTAGACATCACGCTGATCAATGGTGCGAGGATCTATGTGCGCGGCGCGGACCGGCCTGACACCCTGCGCGGCGTGAGCTTGACCTACGCGGTGCTAGACGAGGTGGCCGACATCAAGCCGGAGGCGTGGGAGCAGGTGATCCGGGCCAGCTTGTCGGACAAGAAGGGTCGGGCGATGTTCATTGGCACGCCCAAGGGTCGCAACTGGTTCCATGATCTGTGGAAGTTGGGGCAGCAGGACGATCCGGATTGGAAAAGCTGGCACTTCACGACCCAAGACAACCCGCTGATCGACCCGAGCGAGATTGAGTCGGCCAAGAAGACGCTCAGTACCTTCGCGTTCAAACAGGAATACATGGCGAACTTCAGCAACGCTGGCGCGGATGTGTTCAAGGAGGAGTGGCTCAAGTACGGCGAGGAGCCGCAGTATGGGAGTTACTTCGTGGCGGTGGACCTGGCGGGGTTTGAGGAAGTTGCCAAGCAGGCGGCGAATGCGAAGAAGCGCCTGGACGAGTCGGCCATTGCGGTGGTGAAGGTGACGGACGACGGCAAGTGGTTTGTCAAGGAAATTGAGCATGGCCGCTGGGACATCCGGGAGACGGCGGCGAAGATTCTGATGAAGATGCGCGACTACCGGCCCTTGAGTGTGGGGATCGAGAGAGGGGCGCTAAAAAACGCTGTTTTGCCGTATTTGAGCGATCTGATGCGAAAAAACAATGTGTTTTCGCATATAGTTGACCTGACGCATGGCAACCGCAAGAAGGCCGACCGGATCATCTGGGGCTTGCAGGGGCGCTTTGAGCATGGGAGAATCATCCTCAATAGCGAGGAAGACTGGGATGTTTTCATTGACCAGCTTCTCATGTTCCCGTCTACCGGCGTCCACGACGATTTGCCAGACGCGCTAAGTTACATCGACCAGATGGCAATAACTAGCTACTTCGAGCAGGAAGATAGCGACGATTGGGAACCCATAGATGTTATTGCAGGGGTCTGATATGGATCAAAACGAGTTCGACGAACCCACGGAAAACGACAAAGAGCTAACCGCCTTTGTCATTGACCATTGCGACCGCTGGCGCACCTATCGGGATGTGAACTTCCTCGACTCCTGGCTGGAGTACGAGCGCATTTTCAGGGGTGAGTGGGCCGCAGAGGACAAGGTTCGGGACTCGGAGCGCTCAAGGATCGTCACTCCGGCGACGCAGCAGGCCGTCGAGACGCGCCATGCGGAGATCATGGAGGCGATTTTCGGTCAGGGCGAGTTCTTTGACATCTCCGACGACCTCAGAGACATCAACGGTAGCCCTCTGGACGTGGCTGTGCTCAAGGCGCAGCTCATGGAGGACTTCAAACAGGACAAAATCCGCAAGTCCATCGACCAGATCGAGCTGATGGCCGAGATTTACGGCACCGGAATCGGCGAAATCATCGTCAAAACGGAAAAAGTGTTCGAACCGGCGACCCAGGCCATCCCCGGACAGCCCGGACAGGCGGCAATCGGCGTGGTGGAGAAGGATCGGGTGGCTGTGAAGCTCGTTCCGGTCAATCCGAAGAACTTTTTGTTCGACCCCAACGGCACCAGCATCGACGATTGCATGGGTGTGGCCATTGAGAAGTATGTTTCGATCCACAAGGTGGTCGAAGGCATCGAAAAGGGCATCTATCGCAAGGTCAACATCAGCACGGCGTACGAAGACACCGATCTGGAGCCGACGCAGGAGCCGAGCCAGTACCAAGACGAGAAGGTGCTGCTCATGACCTACTACGGTCTGGTGCCTAAAGAGTACCTGACCGAAAAAGACACCGAGGTTGTCGAGCTTTTCCCCTATGACTCGGCGGCAGAGGACTACACCAACATGGTGGAAGCCATTGTGGTCATCGCCAACGGCGGGATGCTGCTGAAAGCAGAAGAGAACCCGTACATGATGAAGGACAGGCCGGTTCTGTCCTATCAGGATGATACGGTGCCCAACCGCCTGCTGGGTCGCGGGACGGTGGAGAAGTCCTACAATATGCAGAAGGCGATTGACGCGCAAGTTAGATCGCATTTGGACTCGCTGGCGCTGACCACGGCCCCAATGATGGGCATGGACGCTACCCGACTGCCGCGTGGCGCTCGGTTTGAGGTCAAGCCTGGCAAGGCGTTCATGGTCAACGGCAACCCGTCGGAGATTCTCTACCCGTTCAAGTTCGGGCAGTCTAGCCCGGAGAACCTGACCACGGCCAAAGAGTTCGAACGGATGCTCTTGCAGGCGACCGGCACGCTGGACTCGCAGGGCATGGTGAGCCAGGTCAACCGCGACGGCGCAGGGCTGTCGATGGCGGTGGCGACCATCATCAAGAAGTACAAGCGCACGCTGGTGAACTTCCAAGAGGACTTCCTGATTCCGTTCATCCAGAAGGCGTCCTTCCGCTATATGCAGTTCGACCCCGAGCGCTACCCCTCGGTGGACATGAAGTTCATCCCGACGGCGACGCTTGGCATCATTGCGCGGGAGTATGAGCAGCAGCAGTTCATTGGCCTCCTGCAAACGCTGGGGCCGAATACGCCTGTTTTGCCGCTGATCTTGAAGGGTATCCTGAACAATTCGAGCCTGACCAATCGGTTTGAGTTGATGGCGGCGCTGGACCAGATGAACCAGCCCAATCCCGAGGCGCAGCAACTGGCCCAGGCGCAACAGCAACTGGCGTTGCAAGCGGCGCAGGCTCAGATTGCGGTGCAGACGACGCAGGCCGAGCAGAACCGGGCAGAGGCGCAGAAGCTCCTGACCGAAGCGCAACTCATGCCGCAGGAGTTGCAGATCAAGGCGGTCAGTTCTGCCACGAAGAATCTGCCTGCTGGAAACGAGGCAAGCGAGTTCGACAAGCGCATCAAGATTGCGGAGCTGATGCTCAAAGAAGAGGACATCAAGAACAAGTCTAAGATCGTTGAGATGCAGATGGCTGATAAGGCCAATCAAGCGAGAAAAGATGAAGACTTCTTGAAGAGCATCGTGGGCTGATAATGGATGCGAAAAAGATCCTTCTATCGGGAGCATCTACAGACGCAAAACTGACGGCGTTGGCGTTGCTTCTGAATAAGGAGTGGCCGACACTTGAAAAGAAGGTTCTTGAGGTCAAGAAGCTGCAAGGCCCGCAGGGTGAGCGAGGTCTTCAAGGTGAGCCTGGCCCGAAAGGTGATCGCGGTGCTGATGGGCGCGATGGCAAAGACGGGATAGAAGGTAAGGATGGTAAGGACGGCGAAAGCGGGGCCGACGGCGTTTCGATTGTCGGCACTAAGATAGACTTCGATGGTTCTTTGATCGTCACATTTTCTGACGGCAGAACAGTCAATGTGGGCGAGGTCGTAGGCGAACGAGGCGAGCGAGGGCCGCAAGGTGCGGCTGGCGTATCGGGTGCAAACGGAGAAGCGTTTGCCAACCTTGATGGAGGTGCCCCAGATAGTGTCTATGGCGGGATTACGCCGATTGACTGCGGAGGAATTTGATGGCGATTCAAATACAGTTTAGGCGAGGTCTTGCCGCAGATTGGACAAGCATAAACCCTGTTCTTGCCGAAGGTGAGATCGGCATTGAGACGGATACCGGCAAACTCAAAACAGGCGACGGCGTAACTGGCTGGACAGGGCTTCCGTATTTTGGCAACGGTGGGACGGTCACATCTGTTGCGCTATCGGCCCCGACGGGGCTGCAAGTTAGCGGTTCTCCTGTCACCGGCTCTGGCACTCTGGTGCTGTCTTATTCAGCAGGGTATTCGATCCCGCCGAATTCAAGTCAAACCAACTGGGATACGGCATATGGGTGGGGCAACCACGCGACCGCAGGGTATCTGCTTGCCTCTACAGCAGCGTCTACCTATCTGCCTTTGGCGGGCGGGGCGGTAACTGGCGCTACCTCCGTTGACACCTCCAGCACATCGGCTGCGCTGCGGGTAACTCAGCGTGGCTCCGGCAACGCGATACTGGTCGAGGACAGCACGAACCCGGATTCGACTCCGTTTATCGTAGATTCGGCAGGCCGGGTAAAGATCGGCACAACAGCGACCACAACTGAAAAGCTATATGTATCTGGCGCGGCATATATCACAGATGCTTTGGGGCTTCCAGAGAACACGGGCACGATTTTCCTTGGCAACGCCGCCATTGTCACAACTACGCTGTCGGGTGGAGGAGTTCAGCTTGAGTTTTTTGCCGACGAGCTGTTCCTAAACGCTGCTATTACGCAAGCTTCCGGGTCTATTACAGCAGCCGGGCTGATTGAGAGTACGGTAGATGGTTTCAAGTTTCCAGACGCTACAACTCAGACAACGGCTGGCGTACCTCCTAACGGCACAGGTGCTACTGGCACTTGGAACATTGATGTCACGGGCACCGCCAGCAATGTGACAGGAACTGTTGCGTTCGCCAATGGCGGCTCTGGTCAGACAAGCCAGCAAGCAGCAATGAACGCTTTTGCTGGCGCGGTGACTTCAGGCTCTTACCTTCGTGGCAACGGCACCAATGTCGTGATGTCGGCCATCCAGGCCGGAGATGTCCCAACGCTCAACCAGAACACAACTGGCACAGCGGCAAACGTCACCGGTACAGTAGCAATTGCAAACGGTGGCACAGGCGAGACGACTCGCCAAGCTGCAATGGACGCCCTGGCTGGTGCTGTCACCAGCGGGCAATACCTGCGGGGCGATGGCACCGATGTGGTGATGTCGGCCATTCAGGTCGCAGATGTTCCGACGCTGAACCAGAACACGACGGGCACGGCAGCCAACGTCACCGGTACTGTGGCAATTGCCAACGGTGGCACGGGCCAGACGACTCAGACAGCGGCCTTTGATGCATTGGCCCCGACGACAACAAAGGGCGACTTGATTGCCTATGATGGTACGGATAACATTCGGTTGCCTGTCGGCACCAATGGCTATGTGTTGACTGCTGACTCGACTGCCGCCTCTGGTGTTGCCTGGGCAGCAGCAACTGGCGGGGCCACCGTTGATGATGTTATTGCCTTTAGCGTGGCTCTTGGAGGATAAAAATGCCGAATACTTTTAACAATGCCCAGGCTCAACTGAGCAGCACCAGCGTCACGGATGTCTATCAGGCACCAGCAACGGCAGGCAACACAGCGATAGTTCTATCCGTCATGTGCGCCAATGTGAACGGCACGGCATCGGCTGATATTTCGATCATCAAAACGAATAGCTCCAACACGATCCAGAGCTACATATGCTTCACGACTCCGGTGCCAGCAGACACAACGCTAGAGGTCGTGGCAAACAAGATCGTTCTGAAGGCCGGTGAGAAGCTCAGAGCGCAGGCCAGCGCGTCCAACTACATCCATGTGACCATCTCGGCTCTGGAGATTACATGAGCAAGTATCACGCTGTAAGCAGCGGGATGGTGACCCGCCAAGCTCTACCGTCTATCACGCGGCAGCGCGGCACGACTACTGGCAGCGCCAACTTGATGCTCTACGGCGCGGGTAAGACCACGGTATCGAACAACACAACCTTCATTGACAGCAGCGCCAATGCGTTCACGGTGACGAGGAACGGCGACACGGTGCAGTCGGGGTTCAATCCGTTCAGTCAGGCAAGCTCTGGGTCGGGGTATTTTGATGGGAATGGAGATTATTTAAGCTGCGCTAGTAATGCGGCGTTTGCTTTTGGCTCTGGCGATTTCACGATTGAATACTGGCTTTATGCGTCTAGTTGGTCACTAGCACCAACTATTGTTGATACACGAACAACGGGCAATTCTGTCAACGGGTATTCTGACTTTATTACAAGTGGCGGGGTGTTTAATCTATTTCTTGGAAATACAACAGCTTACACAATGACGGGGTCTCTGCCCCTAAACACATGGACACACATAGCTGTTTCTAGATCAGGAACATCTTTGCGTGTTTTCATAAACGGTACGCAAAACGGCTCAACGGTAACAAATTCAACTGTTATGTCGGACACCAATCTTTTGGTGGCGATTAATAGAGGGATTATTGCCGGAACCATTGGCCCGTCTTTTTTTAATGGCTATCTTTCTAATGTCCGCCTTGTCAAAGGCACCGCTGTCTACACCAGCAACTTCACGCCGCCGACCTCTCCCCTGACGGCCATCACCAATACCTCGCTGCTGCTGCTGATGGATAACTACAGCATCGTCAATAGCACGGCGACGAGTCTGCCTGTCACCATCAACGGCAACACGACCATCAGCACGGCGCAGTTCCCGACGGGCATGAGTTCGTCTATCTACTTTGATGGAACGGGGGATTACCTCACAGTACCCAGCAATGCGGCGTTTTCATTTGGTACTGGAGATTTTACAATTGAGTTTTGGATGTATATGACTTCTTATGGAAGCAGCAACCAAAACATTTTAGATTTTAGAGGAAGTACAGGGACAGGAACAAACATAGCATTTTATGTTGAAAATGTTGGTGGCATAGGGACTAAGCAGTTGCGTCTATATAACGGAGCATCCGATGCTGCCGTCACATCAAATAATTTTCCGTTAAATACATGGAGCCATGTAGCGGCCACAAGAAGCGGCACAAGTCTTAGATTTTTTGTAGATGGAGTTCAAGTAGGGGCAACATCTACTAACTCTACAAATTATTCAAATACTGCCGGTGTTTATATTGGGGCATATTCTGGCCCTACGGCGTATTATTATGGCTACATCTCTAACCTTCGCATCTGCAAAGGCACCGCCCTCTACACCGCCAACTTCACACCACCATCGCTGCCGATGTCCACCACCGTTTCCGTCCCCGCCTTCGTCACCAACAACATCTATGGAGTGAACCAGATACCATGAGCTACATCCATACAAGCGGTGACACGAGCGAAACGCGGCCTACGCGGGTGCGCCTGCCCGATAGCACGACTCGGACGATGGAAGCGGTCACCGATGAAATCTTGGCGGAGTCTGGCTGGTCGTGGCAAGAGCCGGTGGTCGAGCTGGTGGTGGAGCAAACCACAATCACCTCAAGCACAGGTGTGTATGTACCGGAGCCTGAAGATGGAAACTGAAATCGACCCGATCAAATACGGCGTTCTGTGGGAGCGCGTCCAGACGATGGACAAGAAGATCGACAAGATGGAGCGCCAGCTTGAAGAACTTATTGCCCTGGCGAACAAGGGCAAGGGCGGGTTCTGGATGGGCATGACCATCGCCTCAATGGTTGGCGGCGGGATCACTTGGGTGGCAGGGCACTTCAAGGGTGGCTGACCATGATCATGATAGACCCCATTGCCGCCTTGGAGGCCGTCAACAAGGCCGTCAAGATGGTGAAAATGGCCTCCAAGACTGCGAGCGATGTCTCGCAGCTTGGGCCATTGCTGGGCAACTACTTCGACGCCAAAGCGACCGCCACCAAAGCGGCGCGCCAGGCTAAGAAGAAGGGCGGCTCCAACTTGGGCGCGGCGATGCAGATTGAGATGGCGCTCAAGGCGCAGGCCGATTTCGAGCGCGAGGTGCAAGGGCTGTTCTTCTCGTCCAACAACATGGACATCTGGCACCAGATCAAGAAGCGCGAAGCGGAGATGAATGCTTCTGACAAGCAAGAGGCCGAGCAGGAGAAGCTCGCGGAGATTCAGCGCCAGCGCGAGATGCAAGAGTTCCGCGACATCGGCGTCGCGGTAGCTATTGCTGCGGTGCTGCTCGGCGGGGTTGGCTGGCTACTCGTACAGATAATCGCATGAGATGCCCCGCAAACCCGTCGATATCCATCTCATCCTCATTGATGCGATGGAAAAGTGGATCAAGGTCATCTGCTACCTTATCTTCATCAACTATTCCTTTGACTTCATCATCACGCTGCCGCCTGACATCGCCAACCGTATCTTTGCCATGATCTTCCAGAAACTAGGAATATGAAAAGACCAGCACCAAACGCCAGCCGGTCTGAGCGCGAAGCCTATGTCAAAGCCTGGGCGGCAATCACGATCTCTATCTTCGCCTTCCTGCTTGCCGTCAATGGCTACTACGGCGGCAGCAACTCCAGCCGGGTGCTGGGCAAGACCATCGAGGCGAACAACCTCTGGGCCTGGTATCAGGCCAAGAACATCCGCAGCGTGATTTACGAAGAGGCTGGCAAGACCGACAAAGCCGCCAAGCAGCAAGCCGACATGACCGAGATCAGCGCCAAGGCCAAAGCCGCCGAGGCCGACCGCGACATCGCCAAGACTCGCAGCCCCTGGTTCTCCTACGCCGGAATGGCGCTCCAGCTCTCCATCGTGCTATCCAGCGCGGCGATCCTCGCCGTTATGATGCCCCTGCTTTACGCCAGCGTCGTTGTTGGTGCTGGCGGGGCTGTTCTGCTTCTCAACGCTCTGGCAATGTAATGGAACCCAAGCTACAAAAGTACTATGAGGACAGGTTCGACCTGTTCGCCCAGCCGGGCTGGATTGATCTAATCGAAGATATTGACAATATGCTTGACGCATTAAACAATGTCTCTACCATTGCGGATGAGAAAAGTCTACAATTTCGCAAAGGTGAAATTTCTATCCTGACGTGGCTAAAAACCTTGAAAAAGGTCAGCGAGGATGCGTACGAGGATTTGAACAATGCGAAGAATGTATGAATTTGCCTGCGAATGCGGGCAGCGCATCGAAACGCTCGTCGGTTATGAGACGAAGAGTGTCCGGTGTGGATGCGGCGGTACAGCCAGCCGCATCATGAGCGCACCCGCGTTCAAGCTCGAAGGTTGGTCTGGCGCTTTTCCGTCCGAATACGGGCGGTTTGAGCGCAAGCACATCGAAAAGCTGAACGCGGAGCGCAAAGCCAACTCATAAGCCCATGGCCGAGTTGAATCTCCTACAACCATTTTGGCAGGAAACATCTATGCTGATTGACCAAGAACCCGAGTCGCAAAGTGAAATTGAGGCAGTAGAGTCGAAGCCCGCGCTCCCCGACAAGTATCGGGACAAGAGTCTGGACGACATTATTCGGATGCACCAAGAGGCTGAGAAGCTGATTGGTAAGCAAGCCCAGGAAGTGGGCGAAGTCCGAAAGCTGGCCGATGAGCTTATCAAGCAGAACCTCGGGTCGAAGCAACAGCAAGTAAAAGAGGAAGAACCGGAAGTAGACTTCTTTGAAGATCCAAAGAAGGCTGTTCAGGCAACCATAGATAAGCACCCGGATGTTCTTGCGGCGCGTCAAGCAAGCCAAGAGTTCAAACGGATGCAGATTCAGCAAAAGCTGGTGCAAGAGCATCCCGATTACACGCAAGTGGTCGGCGACGCTGATTTTCAGAATTGGGTGAAGGGTTCGTCCGTTCGCCTGGCGCTGTACGCAAAAGCCGATGCTGAGTTCGACTATGACTCTGCCAACGAACTGCTGTCTACCTTCAAGCAACTGCGTGGCGTGAAAGCCAAACAGTCCGAGCAGGCGAGTGACGCCAGCCGGACAAAGAGCATGAAAGCCGCGCAGGTTGATGTTGGTGGCTCTGGGGAGAGTTCAAAGCGGGTGTACCGCCGTGCCGACCTCATTCGGCTGAAAATGACCGATCCGGCTCGCTACGAAGCCTTGTCTGATGAGATCATGCAGGCTTACCAAGAGGGTCGGGTCAAGTAACCCACCTAAATCTGGAGATTTAACATGGCTAATACCGCCTTTTCCCCGACAAATAGCGTCACTACCACTTCCGCAGCCAATTTCATTCCTGAAATTTGGTCTGATGAAATCATCGCTGCGTACAAGAAGAACCTCGTCCTGGCTAACGTAGTCAAGAAGATGTCCTTCCGTGGCAAGAAGGGTGATACCGTCAACATCCCCGCGCCTGTTCGCGGCGCTGCCTCTGCCAAGGCTGCTACCGATGCC